CATTAAATTGATCCCGCCCAAGCTCCTTAAAGATGGCTGTAAAAGTTTGTTTTTTAAACTTTCCGCCATTAGCCGCTTTCTGAAAAGTGACAGGCCACTTAACAGTGTTCGATTTCTTAAGGACAAATGCCATGAAGGCTAGGTAAATACGATACTCGTCTCATTATTACCCGCAGTTGTGGGTAGTGCTAGATAAGGAATGCTCAAATTGTTAACTCCATTAGTTTCGCCCCTCGAAACTCCAGTCATATCGGTTTGTGCAGCATTAATTGTGACAATGTTGCCAGCCGATGCACCTAATACAATGCTGGTATTTCCTGTTGTCGTTGCGACTGCTTTTGCAAAGTAATCAGTTGTTCCGATTGCAGGCTCTTCAATGACAGCAGTGCCGCCAGGAGCACGATTAGTAATCAATACTTCCTGACTAGACATTGTTTCTTTAAAACTTACTTCATTGTTCAAAGCCAAATCAAATGACTCGAGACGTTGAGAAGTTGCTCCGTGGAAAGTCGCTGTTGTGATATTTGTGTCATTAACTTCTAAAGCAGCCGCTTGATTGGCAACAGTGAAAGTACCTGACATTGCGGTTGCATCAGGAGCAACATAACTTCCTATGAACTGAAAACTAGCGGAAGCAAATTGACCTGCGACAAGATTGAAAGTCACTGTTCCTCTGCAACCCGTGATTTTGTGACGAGTCGCGTCATAGAAGCAATAAATCGTACTGCTACTAAATGACGTAGACACAGGTGCATATGTCACCGAAGTTGAGCTAACAACTGTCTCGCTTAAACCACAACTTTTGAGAAGAGGTCCATATGCTGGAGCTGTGCCCGCGCTGGCTGAGCCTGATAATTCCACATCAAAACTTATCCCTACTCTCTTTCCAGCAAGGATGGTCCCTCTTGTGCTGTTTCCTAAGAACCCTTGCAGGGTAGCGGCTTGTACATTATCAGCTTCAATAGGAGTCAGCTCAATGTTGCTAACTTGAATCGCATTTGATCCCCCAACAGGCGAGGGGTCGCTGTTATAACTCGATTCAATCTTCGCGAGGATTCGAGTCTTTCTTGCTAGGGCCATTTTCTGTAGGAGTTTCGGGTTCTGGGACTAGTGTAGTTTTTCCAGTCTTAGGGTCAAACAGATAGGTTCCGCCAGCCCCAGGATTAGGAATTTCCTTGTCCTTCATTTTAGTCATGATTCTACGCTGAAGTTAAAGATGTTCGACTTGTGCGATAACGCACTAAGAAATCTTGAGTAATGATACCGAGAGGAGTATCTGCTTCCATAAGGCTAAAATCTGTGCGATCAGGAGTTAAATCAAGCGCATAACTATTAACAGTTTGATCTGCCATCAACAAAGAGTGAACTTGCTGTGAATATGTATCTGAGACGTCATCAGGCAAAGCGGCACGAACAATAGTTGTTACACGAACACGCATAGTCCAATCAATCTTGTCGTAAAAGTTGGTATCTACAGGCTGATCACTAATTGGTTCAACAATTACAGCAGGACATTCACCTTAGCGAGAGGTTCAACTCGACTTCTATAAACAGTTGCATCTGAAATACTGTCTAAGTTCGACTTCAGTCTTGCAAGGATCAGTTCGCGACGAGTATCAGCCATCAGGCCTTGCTAAGTAATAGTTCAGAAAAAACTGCGTCATCTACAGGTAGATTCTCTCGTACCGTGTAGTTGACTGAATCAACAGTGATTGCAGTGCCGCGAGAGGCAGAAGATACATCAGAAGTCTTTGCTGTTAGCAAATATTCCCGTGTAACTGCAACACCTCCCGCAATGACATCTGCGGGCGAGTCGAGTAACCCCTTAAATGTCGACCCACCACCGATTTGACATGTTTTGCCAAAGTCAGCAAGGAACGCATTAGGGGTCTCGACAAACGCCATTTAATTAGGCTCCGTACTTCTCAGACGCAAATGCGTTGACTGAGACATAGCCTGTTCCTGTTCCACCAGCAACGGTGCAAACTAGCTTCACGTAACGCTTTAAATCGTTAGTGTTCAGAGTCATCTTCTGAGCAGATGCGGTGTTCGCACTGGTCGTAGTAAACGCTCCCGAAGAAACGTCCGCATACGTACCACCAGAGGTGTCGCATTCAGTCAACTTGACTGCATATGTAATTCCTGAGCCACCTGCGGAAGCATCAAGAAAAACAATCATGTCGCCTTCATAGGCAACGAGGTCAACAGCAGAGCCTGTAGCTGTGCTGTTACCCAAGGAGTTGGCCCTAAGAGCAACGTGAGTTGTCTTAGATCCCAGGTTGAGAATCGCCATTGGCTTTTAGTTTCCGTTTGGGAGTGGTTTTCTTTGGTACTGGAGTCTCTTTGACTTCAGATGTAATAACAACAGTCTGACTTACAGGAGCCGCTTTTGCTTTTCCCATAACAATCAACATGTCAGCGGTGCGTTGAGAAGTTTCAACAACATCACCAGCAGCGACTGAATTCATATCAACAATGGTTGATTTGAGGATTTCAATTTGCATTAGAGGCCCCTAAAAAATCAGCTAAGTTTGCATATGGACTCTGGATGTCTGACAGCTACGTCATAATCCTGCATGGCTACTACACGAACAGTTCCAGCAGCGGAACCGGTGTATGGGTCAACCATCAAATCCAATCCACTCCACAAACCGATCATGATGTCGCTGAAATTAGCGAACACAGCGGTGCTGTTAGGCATTGAGTTGGAAACGTAGGCGTTATAACCATTGATGGTGTTGTCGCTTTCGTAAACAAAGATGCCGTTAGTGCCAGAAGCTTTCTCAGTAGTTTTGAGAGTTCCGCGAAGTGCAGAATTCATCAAGTAACCAAGGTTTCCTTGCAGAGCATTGTCTGTGCCAAGAGCAGCTTCAGCATTTACGAAATCACTGAATGCAGCAACACCTGATTCGGTGTTAATGCCAGTTACATTCAAAATGCCAAGAGGCTTGCTTTCAGTACCAACGCCATTGATGGCTTGGTTTTCAATCTCGATAGCAATTTGCTGAGCCAAATCCTTTCTCACTAAATTCTCAACATCAATACTTGATTGAAGTAATAGACGACGAGAATAATCAGTCAGAGCACCAATAGTACGAGGCTGCAAACTTACCTGGTCAACTGTTAATTGACTCTCGGTAATACTGCTGTTCTCCGCGACATGGTACGTAGTCGCTCCGCCACTCTGACGAGGAATCGCAACCATTCCTTGCAGTCCAGTCATTACATTTGCACCTGCTGATTGCAAGACAAGAGCCTTACGAAGCAGATCAATGAATGAAGCTGAAAGCAAATCTGTTGCCACTAAATCACCACCAGAAGAGGCGGTGCCAACAACTAGATCTCTGCGGCCATAACCAAGCACATCAGCAGGGACCAAAAGGCCACGTGCTTCTTTGCCGGATTTTTGCTGAGCAGCTTCACTAACTTCAAACTCAAAAGAAGCAGCTCTTTGAGCTTCTTTATCTTGAGGATGAGCCAAAGCTTTAAGTGCTCTAAGGAAAGAGAAATTACGAGTTTCTTTTTCTGTTAAGCCAATTTCAGAATCCTTTGGATTAATAGGCTTTTCTTCTACACCCATCTTCTCAAGAAGTGCAGTGCGCAATTCTTCTAAAGAACGAGAGTTAGAAATAAATTCTTGAGCAAGGTCGGTATTCTTAGTACGCTGACCGAGCGCAATCATTTCAGCGGCTTCCTTTGCTGCGGCCTGACTGGCCTCAGCGCGGATAGCCTCTTTGTCGAGGGTAGGTTCCACGGGAGTTTCTCCGTTGGGTTTACTTTTAACGGCTGAGGCCGTTTGTGTACTCTGAGGATTAGTCAAAGCACGACCAATGCCAACCGATTGATCTGCTGGTACGGTAACCAGACTGATTTCAAAAGGTTGGTAGTCAGTTGCACGGTAGGTAACCGGAGTGGTTGACCTGTCGGCTTCCATGTCATTGATCTTGTAGCCGAAGCTTACATTCCGAATAATATTATCCGAAATCAGCTCCTGCATCTCACGTCCAAGCTCATTATTGGCAAGTTTGACGCGAGCATAACCACGCTTATCTTTGACATAGGCGCGTTCGACTACACCAACTATCCGATCAGCGTCATGCTGAAAAAGCAGTGGTGCCCCGTCATTTAGACGGGAAAGGTCCATTGCACGAGTGTCTATTTCTAATACTTCAGTGCCATACATTCGCTCGACTGGAGCTTCACTAGCAAAAGGAAATTCGATAACTCGATCTTCCTTCTCTTTACGAAACTCAGTGACATAAGCACGCTTATATGTCTCCTTAGTTAAGTCACGTTCTTCAATTGATGGCTCCTCCTTTGTAGAAGTTTCATCAACGACAACTTCCTCAACAGGAGGTTCAGCGACAGCCGCTGATCGCGTGGCATTAAATCCTCTGCGCTTAGCAGATCGTTTTCCTCGCATGAGTTCTAGAAAGGGTTTGCTCATTAGTTTAGTTCCTCTGGCTCAGAGTCAACTTCTTGTTCTTGATTAGGCTCCGATTCAGAGAAAAGAGATGGTTGGAAAGACCCCTTGTCAGATACTTGTGATGGATCTGTATCAAGAACAATCCCCAGTTCTTTCGTAACGGTGAGTTCGTGTTTCCTCTGTCGCATCTTCTCATCAAAATCGCCTCCATGCAGAGCAATGACTTCTGACAAGTTCATAATGCCCCCTCGAACAAGAGACTTATAAGCTTCTGCCTCCTTCTGGGGATCAACGAATTGAGCAGCCGGAGCTATCCATTTCGTTTCCTCATACCGTTCTGGATCACTGTCATAACCAGGAAGACTCAAAACATTCGACATCACCGCCATCTCGAGCCACTTGATATAGACCTCATGGCAGAGAGATTCTATTAAATATTGCTGAAGCGTTCTGTAATGCGCTCTTGTCTCGAGCAATTCAAGACGAGATGAGCTGTAATTAGATTGTGAAAAATCAGAACTAACTTGCGTATAAGAACAGCCCACACCAGCAGCAACAGCGCGAAGCATTTGCTGAACAAAAGGACTAAACGCATCGTCAGGACGACTCGGATTGAAGAATTGCATCTCCTCTCCAGGTGCCAAGCGGCGAACCGAACCAGGGCTGAAATCTAAAACTGATTCGTTGTCATAGTTGCCATCTTCAAATAGATCAGCGTCAGGAGTTTTAACAAAACCCATCATTGAAGCTGATGCTCGAGCAGCAACGACTTCAGATTCTTCATATCCACTCAAATTACGCAGACGCATAAGTGCAGAAGCAAATGCACTTATTCCTCTTGTTTGACCTGGACGTTCAATCAAATAAAGATGAATGATGTCATCTGCTGAAATTCTTGTTCGCTTCTTTGTTGCTTCAGGTGCATAAGAGAACTGATAATCGCCTGGATGATATTCAAGGAAGTGATAAGCAACAGGACGGTCCCACTTATCCATTTCCACTCCCATCCGAATCTGATTGCCGTTCTTTGCAATCGCGTTGTAATCATCATCAAGCAAATCTGATTCGATTACTTCTAAACCAAGAGGAATACGACTATTACCAAAAGGTTGGCGTAAAAGACGGATAAAGCATTCGCCTGGTTCAAGCGGCGAAGTAATAGCTAGCCGTTGAATGTCAAACCAACTTACTTTTCCTCCTGCATGACAATTGTTTGCCTTTCCCCAACGAACCCAGGCCCTCTCTATTTGACTATTAACACTTTCAGCAAGACGGTCGCCGCGCTTCATCCGAACCTGAGCTTGCGCCTTGATCCCAGTGCCCACAACATTATTGCGAACGGCTCTTAAGGCTGCTTTCGCAAAGTCAGAATCCCTTACTAACTGCCTCGCACGATTACGAAGAATTTTGATGCTGCCTTTGACTTCACTATCAGCAGAAGTCGATTGACTGACCCAATCAGAAGTAAGTCGGTTGTTTTGAGCCGCCGCATAGGCACGTTTAAGGTTGGCGTTCCGCGTTTTAGCGTCAAATAAGTCTCTTTTAAGACCATCGACGCGACCAAAACCAAAAATAGCCATTAGACGAACCTCACTTTGGCAAGACCTG